AATAAGAAATTTAACCTCTTCTTCTGTCTCAATGCGATTATTATAATTAATATGAACCGCTTTTATGATTTTATCTGGAAATTTATTTCTTATATAAAATANACAAGTATTACTATCAACACCTCCTGATAAACTAATAATAATNTCATTTCTATCCTTAAGAATATCAAAATCCCCAATATTAAATCTTAAATTCAATAATTCTTCTNGTGGATTATATTCTAATATATCTTCATTAAATGTCCTATATTTATTATAATCATTTGGTTCATATTTTACCAATTCTTCCTCAAAATTTGCTCTATTATAAGTAGCTTTTATAAATTTCTTTGATAATGGTAATCTTTTCCATGCTTCTTCCATAGCAAAAAAGAGATTTTCACGAATATTAGAATGACGATATACTAATATAAAAAACATCCAATCATTATAAGAAAGTTCAGGTATTAAATGTTTATTTTCATTCGCTAATTTTAATGCTTTTTGATTAAAATAAGTAATGATATGAGATGCGTATTCTTTTCTATAAATATGTCTAGATAATTGGTCATAAATAATTATTTGGATAATAGGATTTTTATCTATTAATAAATTTTCATATTTATATTTTAAATATTCATCTATTTCATTATTAGAATTAAACCAATACTTCTCCATATTCATCCATTCATTATAAAATTCCATATGTCATATAAATACCCAACTATTTTTTATATATATATTAGAGATATGTAAAGATGAATTAGAGAAGATATATAATGATAAGAAATTAAAAGTTTTGAAAAAGGAAGGATTTGAAAGATATTGATAAAATTATCATTATGCGCATATAAGAAAGGAAGTTCATGAATTAAAAATAAAATCTTGGAATAATAAAATTAAAATTTTTGAAATTAATTTACCTAAAGATATTCAAAATAAATATGATAATTTAATTAAATTATTTTCAAAAACTTCTTTAACAGAAGAAGAATATATTAAATATATAAGTTTATATCGTTTTTTTCAAAAATTTATTGATTTAAAAGTTATTGAAGAAATATTTTCAATTTTTAATCCAATTGATGATTATCAAAAATGTTTTAATAAAAATTGTAAGAATTTCACAATTGATGATGAATTGAAAAAAAAGAAAAATTCAATAAATTGGATAAATGATGAAAAAGAAAGAAATAGAGTTATTAGAGAAGTTAAATTAGATAAATGTGGTGTTAAAAATTGTAATAATACTTCTTTAAAATATTATAATAATATTATTAAAGCATTTGATATTAAAATTCCTAAAGAAATTCAATTATCTAAAATTACTGAATTAAAAGAAGAAGATATACCTGAAATAATGATAAAATTTAATCAAATTTATCATTATATTAAAAAATATGAAATAATATAGAAGAGTTATATGGATTTATTGAAAGTTATTAAAGAATATATGAATTGTTATAAAGAAAATTGTAAAGATGAATTAGAGAAGATAAATAATGATAAGAAATTAAAAGTTTTGAAAAAGAGATTAGAAAAAAAGAAGGATTTTAAAGAAATTGATAAAATTATTTTAGAAATTTATTCGAATAAAAATCAAAAAGATTTCGACTTATGCGAGTTTAAGAATTGTAAAATAAGAAAGGATTTTCACGAATTAATAATTAATGGTTTAATTAAGAAAATTGAAATATTTGAAATTAAATTCTCAAAAGATATTCAAAAGAAATATGATAATTTAATTCAATTATTTTCAAAACCTTCTTTAACAGATGCTGAATATATTGACTTTATAATATTATATACCTATTTTGATAAAACAATAAATATAATTGTTTCGAAAAAATTTTTTGACATATTTAAACATTGGGATGATTATTCAAAATGTAGAGATAAAAAATGTAAAGATTTATATAAAGATGTTAATAATGATGAAGAATTAAAAGAAAAGAGAAAATTAATTTGGAAATATTATAATAATGATGATGATAGAAATAATGTTATTAAAGATATTTATTCAAATGAAAAACAAGTTAAATTAGATAAATGTATGGTTAAAAATTGTAATGAAATTTTTTTAAATGTATTACAATATACTCTAAAACATTATAATAAAATTATTAAAGCATATGATATTAAAATTCCCAAAGATATTCAATTACCTGATATAAATGAATTAAAAGAAGAGGATATTCCTGATATTATCATTAAATATTATCAAATTTTTTATTATTCAAATAATAGATATTATGATTAATTTTAATAAATGTGCTAAAGAAAAATGTAATGAAAAATATGAAATTGTTGATAATGATGAAGAAATAATAGAAATTAAAAATAAATTGATTAGATCAGAAGATTATAATGATATTGAGAGAAATTTAATTGATTATTATTCAAAGAAAAATGTAAAAGATTTTGAATTATGTGCGTTAAAAAAATGTAAAAATATTAAAAAAATACAAAAAGATAAATTGAATTCAATTAAAAAAAATATAATATTATATGATATTAAATTATCAACTGAATTGAATGAGAANTTAGATAAATTAATAAAATTATCATTAAAACCTTCTTTAAATGATGATGAATATATGATTTTTATAATGTTATTATTTTTATTTGAAAAAATAATTGATAATAACATTCTTGATTATTATTTGAAACTTGTTGATTTAAATGGTGAATATAAAAGATGTAAGAAAAAATATTGTAATAAATTTGATACAGATAAAGAATTGAAAGAGCCTTTAAAAATAATATCCAATACGAAAAATTATAAAAAAAGAAATGAATTAATTAGAGAGATTTATTCAAAAGAAAAACAAGTTAAATTAGAAAAATGTATTATAAATAAATGTAATAATCATGGATTAAATTTAATTAAAGAATTATTAAAAAGGTGTAATAATAAAATTAAATTTTTTAATATTAAAGTTCCTAAAGAAATTCAAATACCTGATATTATTGAATTAAAAGAAGAAGATATTCCTGAAATTATCATTAAAATAAATCAATTATCATATTATTTAAAAAAATATATTTAATAGATAAGAATTATGAATAATTTATTAATTAAATCAAATAAATGTCTTAAAGATAAATGTGAAGAAAAATTAAAAATTTTTGAAAAGGATAAAAAACTAGTGAAAATTAATTATAATATAATAAATGAATTAAAAAATTATAAAGAAATTGAAAAAGATATAATTGATTTTTATTCAAATAAAAAAATAAAGGATTTAGCATTATGTGTGTTTAAAAATTGTAAATTTATAAAAAAAATACAAGATAAATATTTAAAATTTATTAATAATTCTATTATATTTTATGATATTAAATTATCAAATGAATTAAAAGAGAAATTAGATAAATTAATAGAATTATCATCAAAACCTTCATTAACAGATGAAGAATATATTAATAAAGTAATATTATTAAGATTATTTAATAAAATAGCTAGTATTACACCAACCGAAAAGATAAATGAGACAAGATCATTATAAAAAATATAATAATTTTGTTATTTATTTTTTTCTACTGGATGTAAATGATTGCATTTAAGCAACTAACTACAATTTGACGGCTCTGTTGAAGCGGTTTGTAGTTTTTGTAAGTTATATCCTCTTTTGTATTTTTCTGGTCGTTCATTATATTCTATATAATAATTAAATACTTTTTGAATATTTTTACAACCATTTTTATCACGATTGATACAACCATTCCGTTTATTTTCCATTTTATATGTTAGGATAGAATGCATCTTTCGTTCTTTATTTTTTTTATCTGGTAAATATAAATTATTGCATAATTCTTCTGTCTTATAATTTAAGCAAGAAGTCCTATATTCATCTATATCATAAACCTTAAAACGTTCTTGTAATTTTCTCTTTAATGATAAATTTGGCGTAGAAATAAAGTTTTTCATTTGCTTACCAATACTCCAATCACCAATTATAATAATACTATCTTTTATATATGTCTTTTCAATTTTATTAAGCATATTATCTTCTGTTCGTTTTTTGTTTATAAAAGCATACCATTTATATTGTCTAAATTTAGTATTTTGATAAAGTTTATATAACATTTCATTAGTATTTAATTTTTTAGTAATATAATCATTATATTTAGTAATATTACAACTTTTAGAATTATATGATGTTAGTTCATTTTCTTTTGATGTAATATTTAATTCATCCTTATATTTTTTAAGAATTTTCTGATATTTTAATCTTTTGGTTTCATTTACTCGTTGTTTGTTTGTATAAGAAAAAAACTTACCTTCATCATTCATCATAGTAAATAAACTTCTCTTTCCAGGGTCTATAAAAATATGATTTCCTTTTAATTCATGTTTATCTACATCATCAATATAAGGAAACTCATTAGTTTTTTCAACTTTTTTAGGTTTTTCATTTTGTTTTAATTTGTTTAATTCTTTTTTTTCATCTTGTAATTTCTTTTTAACAAGTTTCTTTTTCTCCTTATCTTCTTCTGTCATTTCTCGTGCATCTTTTTTTCCTTTCTTCATTTTATCTTTTTTAATTTTTTCACCTTCAATATAATCTTTATGAATAAATCTTAAAGATGTCGCATATCCATCTGTAATAATAGTATTATCAAATTTATAATTTTTTATTTTTTGAGTTATATTAAAGAATTTATCCCATAAAAACTCTTTATTTAATTCAATATTATCTAAATACTTCTTCTTTTCTTTATCTACTAATAATTCTATTACTGATTTAGTATCAATTTGAATATGTCTTGGAATTATAGATGATTGTAAGGGAAAGAATTGATACATTTTAGCCTCTATTTTCTCTAATTCAATATTCATAAAAATCATATATTTAAGATACTTTTGAGGTGTAGTCTTAACATCATAATAATAATTAATTTCGAATTTTTCTGGAACAATTTTATAACGATATTCTTTAATCCAATTATGGAACTTTTCATTAGCATTTAATGTTCCTTTAATGATGTCATTTTTAACAACATATAATTCTTTAAACAATTGTTTTTTAAACTCTTTATTATTGATTTCATCTTTATAAAAAACCTTAAAATAAGAATTTATAAAACGATTTACATAATCAAAAAAATGCATTTTGATATTATTTTCAATAGAAGTAAGAATAGTAATAGCATAATAATCTAAAATAGCAGAAAGATTATTACCATCCTCTAAACTAAATGAATGTAATTGTTTAAATTCATCAAATAAAAGAAGATTATTATTTTTAGGTTTAGGACCACGAGATGGTAATAGTAAAGACTTCATACACATTTTAATAGTATTTTCATCAATTAAAGGAATTTCAATATCATTATGATACTTATCTAAACACCATAACCTTAATAATAAACTTGTTTTAGTAGTAATATAATTAGTTCTATAAACAGCATCTTGAATAATATTAAAAATATTATGACTTTCCTCATTTTTATTGAGAATAGAAATGATAGGTAATTTAATACATTTATATTTATCGGGTGGTTTTTTCATAATTGTATAATACTATATAATATTATAAAGTTATTTTTATATAGTTTTAATTATGTTGTCTTAAATAATCTTTTTTTATTTTTTCTTTTGATTTTCATATGCTTTTTTTCTATATTCTTTTAATTTCTCTGGATTTTCTTCTTTTAACTTTTTTAGATAATTTATTCTATCTTCTTTTATTTTCTCTTTATTTTTTTCATAGTATCTTCTGTGAGTATTACCATAAGTATATTTTTTTAATTGTTCTTTTAACTCTATTATTTCTTTTTTAAGTTTTTCATTTTCTTTTACCAGTTCTGTAATATTCATAATGTTATATATTATTATATAAATTATATTTAAATATAGAGAATGGTAGAATAACATAGTAAAGATTATAAATTAACAGCAGTTAAATATTACTTAACACATAATAAAACGATGAGAAATGTATGTAATAAAATTTTTAATTGTAAAATACAATCTTTATCAAGATGGAAAATAAAATATAATAAAGATGGTAATATTAAGAGAACATAAAAATATTAAAATTACACCATAAATAATATCATTTGTTAAAAGTTATGTTAAATTGTATCATACTACTACATTATGGGAATTTTCTAAATTGATAAATGACAAATATAAAATAAAATTATCAGACCATTCAATATATAATATTTTACATTCTAATAAAATTACAAGAAAGAAATTAAGAAGTAAATATTATCCTGAAAAGAAAGAAGGTCAAGAAAAAAGAAGATTTAGAAGCATTTTACAAAAAGTTAAAAAAATTTAGTTATAATAAAACAATTTGTTTAGATGAAACTTCTATTTATCTAAATATGAAACCATCTTATGGAAGAAGTAAAAGTGGTACGAGAGTGATAGATAAAACTTATAAAAGATATAATTTATTATTTGCGATTAGTGCTAATAAAATAATAGATTATGTTCTATATAAAGACCTAAAAGGTGGATTAAAAACACAAAATATATTAGATTTTTATAATAAAAAGCATCAAAGATAAATATAAAAATTATCTAATTATTATGGATAATGCTGTAATACATCGTTCTAAACAAATAAGAGAACTTATAGAACAAACTGATAATAGTTTATTATATAGTGTTCCATATCATCCAGAAACTAACGCAATAGAAGAGTTTTTTAGTCAATTAAAGCATTACATTAAGAAAGAAAGTCCAAATACATACGAAGATATAGAAAGAGTAATAAAAGAAATAATAAATATCAAAATAAAGAGAGAACATTTAACAAATTACCTAAAACATAGTTTTAGAATGTATAAAAATAAATAATCTTGTCCCATTTATTTTTTCGGTTGGTGTAATTTATTAAAATCAAAAATTAAATTATTAAAATTATTAAAAGGTTATATAAATTGTAGTAATAAATATTGTAATGAATTTAAGATAGATTTTAAGGAATTACAAGATAAGAAACTATTAATAATTAAGATGAAAAATGATAAAAAAAGAAATGAATTTATTAAAGAAGTTTTTTCTAATGAAAAACAAATTAAATTAGATAAATGTGTAACTAATAAATGTAATAAGGTTTCTTTAAAATTTATTCAAGAAAGTTTAAAATATTTTAATGATTGTCTTAAATTATTTGATATAGAAGTTCCTAAAGATATTCAAATGTCAAATATTATTGAATTAAAAGAAGATGATATACCTGATATTATCATTAAATTTAATAAATTATCATATTTTTTTAGTAAAAATCTATAAATGATAAATTTAATTCAAAAATCAAATAAATGCTCTAATGAATTAGATAAAGTTCTTAATGATAAAAAATTACAATTAGAAAAA